CTACAAGGATAGCATTTGGGACGTTGTGTACACTTTAGTTGGCGGAGTAGCTGCAATGGTAGGTAAATTATTCTTTACCTTATGAAAGCAGTATTGGAGTTCACACTCCCAGACGAGGAAACGGAGTTTATGGAAGCCGTCAACGGAGGGATGTTTAAGCACGTCCTTTGGCAGTTAGACCAAAAGCTACGAGGCAACTTAAAATACGGAGAACTTCCAGACGTTGAATACAAATGCTACGAAACGATACGGAAAGATTTGTATCGGCTACTTAATGCCAATAATTTGACAATAGAATGAAAACCCAAATCCAAGAGCTGATTGCCCTTTATCATTTGCTCGACGAAATCACTCAAATAATCGAATCGGAGAATAGCGGTTTATCAGCGGAGCAAAGGTTGGGCGAGATTGAAATCACAATAAAAAACTATTTCAAAGAATGAAAGACCAGTTTATGCGGATAGCAATGGCTCGCTTAAAGTCCATCTATCCTTTCAAACCACAACGCAGAGCAGTTGCTGCAAAGATGTGGGTTAAGTTCTTGGAACGGCAATGAAGAACCACACAAAGGTTTATCTTAAGGCAATGGGGTTGTCCGCTGTGGAATTTAGCACAATGTAACAAATGCAGCAATCTGCGTTACTTGTGTATGGAAGAAATATGGAAAGAGATAACTGGACTCAACGGGAAGTATGAGTGCAGTAACAAGGGAAGGGTTCGCAGGGTCAACAAAGACCCAAGATGCGAGAAATATAAAATGTTAAACCTTCAAAACACAAAAGATGGGTATGTCTCGGTAAACCCAACTATAAAGTTTAGAAGGAGAGTTCACCGCCTTGTTGCTGAAATTTTCATACCAAACCCAGAAAACAAGCCATTTGTAAATCACAAGAACCTAAACAAGAAGGATAACAATGTAGATAACCTGGAGTGGGTAACAGCTTCGGAGAACTCTATTCACGCTCAAAGCAATGGCAAACTTGGAAGGATGTCATACACAATAAGTAATGAAGATGGGACTGAAGTGTTTTTGTCGGCAAAAGAGTTTGTTGATGCGGTAGGCGGTAGTTACAAGGTTATTGTTAGGGACTTAAAAAAATTAGGAGAATACAAAAACTATAAAGTAATTGAAAAAACATACAAAAGTTTACATTGAGGCGATGGGATACACGGATACGGATTTTATTTTTTGCGAGGTGTGCAATCGCAGAGCCGTAGACATTCACCATATCGAACCAAGGGGGATGGGCGGCAGTAAACTTATGGATACCCCGGAGAACTTAATGGCGTTATGCCGGGAGTGCCACCACGAAGCAGACTTTGGTGTTGAACTGTCAAAAGATTTCCTAAAAGCCGTCCACCTAAAAAAGCTCAACAAATGATTCATATTATCACCCCTTGCTCACGCCCGGAAAACCTTTCAACAATTAAACAAACCATACCGGAAGATTGCAGTTGGACGGTAGTCGTTGACGAGAAAGCAACAGGCGAGTTCCCAAACGGAATAACCTACCTACGTCCAAACACAGGAGGGAACTGGGGAAATGAATTACGCAATATCGGTATGGAGTTTATATTGGCTCTAAAGGCCAAAAGAGGCGATTACATATACTTTCTCGACGATGACAACATTATCCACCCGGATTGGTACGAAGCCGTTAAAAACGAGTTTTATCCAGTTATCACCTGGGGCCAAGTATTTAAGAATGGCCACCCAAGATTACACCCGACCAAAGAACCAAGGGTAGGCACAATCGACACTGCCTCATTTATGGTACGTTGCGATGCAATTGGAGAAGCAAGATTCGGAACCGAATACGAAGCAGACGGTCTATTCGCTCAGCAGATGGCTAAGTGGAATGTAAACACGCTCGATGCCTACCTTTGTTACTATAACTACTTGAAATGAAAGTCCTTTGCCTTGGAGACCAAAACTCCGGAGTGGTGTACCACCGGATTTACAAGCCCTTCACTCTACTCAAGGAGAAAGGGCTTTTAGATTTTCAGATACTCAACTACAAACAGCCAATACCGGAAGCCGATTGGGAAGACGTTACCCACGTAATCTTTTCTCGTGCGCTTCCCTTCTCCGGTGAATCCTTTGCTAACTTCTTTGCGATTTGCAAAGCAACAGGCAAGAAGGTTATTATTGATAATGACGATTGGTGGCACTTGGCTCTTGACCACCCCAGTAAAGCAGGATACGACAAAGCCAACCTATCAGGAAGGATTGTAAACTCTATGTACTTTGCAGACGAGGTATGGACTACGCAGAAGTACCTTGCCGATAAAATCAAGAAAGTAAATAGAAACGTACATATTCTCCCAAACGGATTAGACCCCGCAGACCCGCAATGGCAGATAACTCGGCAGGAAGCAGACGAGGTGCGCTTTGGTTACGTGGCCGGTATATCACACCTTCCAGACCTTTTGCAAAATAAGATAGACCTTTCCCCCTACGAATCCTACGTTGCTGACCTTGGGGGGTACCCCGAAGCCGCAAAAGCAAGATTCGCATTAGAAACAAAATCCCCAGAGGAATACGGACAACTTTACCAAATGTTTGATGTTGCATTGGCTCCGTTATTGCCAAGTGAGTTCAATCGCTGCAAATCAAATCTTAAAATGGTAGAAGCAGGGTTCGCTGGTTGTGCGTTAATTGTAAGTGATGTAGCACCGTACTCACAACACCTAACCGATAAGAACTGCATCGCAGTAAAACATAACGGGGATTGGAATAAGGCAATTAAATACCTACACGAGAACCCAAACAAAGCCGGAGATATTGCCTTGACCCTGCACGAGGATATGACCACCAACTTCAACATTCACGATTTTAACGATATTAGATTAGAGCGTTTATGCAAATAGTACCAATTACCCAAGTGGTTCCCAATGCGAGCAACCCACGAATTATCAAAGACGATAAATTCAAAAAGCTCGTAAAGTCAATCAAGGAGTTCCCCGAAATGCTAAACCTGCGTCCTATTGTTGTGGATGCGGATATGGTGGTACTCGGGGGGAATATGCGATTGAAGGCGTGCCAAGCCGCTGGGCTTAAAGAGGTTCCGATTATTGTTGCCGACCAGTTAACACCAGAGCAACAGGCGGAGTTCATAATCAAAGACAATGTTGGATTCGGGGAATGGGACTGGGATATTTTAGCGAATGAATGGGATGCCGAGTTATTGCAGGAGTGGGGGCTCGACCTGCCAGTTGACCTCGAGGAGCCGAAGGTACTCGAAGCAACAGAGGACGAATACGAAATACCAGAAACAATTACAACCAGCATCGTACTGGGTGACCTTATCGAAATAGGGGAACACAAGTTGCTATGCGGCAGCAGTACCGAAGTTGATACGTGGGAGAAGTTAATGGATGGTAAGTTGTGTGACCTTGTAGTGACCGACCCACCATACAATATTGCTTACGTGGGTAAGACAAAAGACGCCCTAACAATCCAGAACGATAATATGGGGGATTCAGACTTTTACAAATTCCTATACGACTTTTACGTTGCGCTTGGCTCATACACCAAAGCGGGCGGGGCTTGGTACGTCTGGCACGCTTCAACAGAGACTGCCAACTTCTCAAATGCAATGCGGGATTCTGGACTGCTATTGAAGCAGTACCTTGTTTGGGTTAAGAACACAATAGTTCTCGGAAGGCAGGACTACCAATGGAAGCACGAGCTTTGCTTATACGGATGGAAGGACGGAGCAGCACACTACTTCACAAACGAAAGAAACCACGCTACTGTAATTGAGGATAAGGTAGACGTAAACAAGTTGACTAAACAGGAAATGAAAGCAATGCTCAATAATATGTTGAGCGATAAAACAAAGTCAACAATAATACACTGCGACAAACCCAGCAGGAGCGATGTTCACCCAACAATGAAACCAATCCTGCTTCTGGCCCCGTTGATTGAAAACAGTTCCAGAGAAGGAGAACTCGTCTGCGATGCGTTTCTCGGTTCGGGTTCAACAATGGTAGCAGCACACCAACTAAACCGCAAATGCTATGGTATGGAACTTGACCCGAAGTATTGCCAAGTAATTGTAGACCGAATGCACAAGCTCGACTCATCACTTGAAATCAAAATAAACGGAAAGCCGTATGGACAGGACTGAACAACATAAAAAGGCAATGCTCGATGCGTTGGAAAAATCGTTGGGGGTAGTTACCTCGGCTTGCAAGACGGTTGGCATTGGAAGAACTACGCACTACCTTTGGATGGATAGCGACCCAGAATATAAAGCAGCAGTCGACTCAATCGCAGACGTTGCTATTGACTTTGCAGAAAGCCAGTTGCATAAACAAATCAAAGAGGGTAACTCCACCGCAACCATTTTCTTTCTTAAAACCAAGGGCAAGAAGCGTGGCTACGTTGAGCGTCAGGAAATTGACGCCGTAGGCGGTAAGTTATTCCAAATAGAGGTACTTGGAGAAGATACGAACGAATAAGGTATTTAACCACCTGCAACGCAGCAAGAAGAAGATTGTCGTTGAGCAGGGCGGTACACGGAGTGGGAAAACTTACAATATCCTGCTCTGGATTATTTTTTATTACACCGAACGCAACACAGCCAAGACCATAACCATTTGCCGTAAGTCGTTCCCGTCCCTGCGGGCTTCGGTTATGCGGGACTTCTTTGATATTTTGCGTGAACACGA